TGTTATTAAATGCAGGGGTGTCATCATCTTCTCTATCCTCTTTTACAGTTATAGATTCGCCAACATTAACAAGAGATAAATTTACACTTGCTGCATTAACACTAAAAACACCACTATCATCTTGAAACTTGAGTAAATAAGTACCAGCTAAAGCAGGGGCTATAACTTCAGTAGCGTTACCAGCAACAGCCTCAATAACATCTTGAGCAGATTGAAATGTAGCTCCTCCTCCTATTTGGTTTGTATGCCTAACGTAAACTAGACCCCCATGAAGAACGTCAACAGCCGTTGCCTGTGTAAATTTTAATCTAACAAACTGTTCATTGATAGGCTCAAGACTTAAACCAGAAACATCTTCTGGCTCACCAAATTTACCTTCAGCATCTATTTCCCCTGCGGTAAATTCTGTTGACAATACAAGTGCAGAATTATATGAACGTACTTCAAACTCATATAGACCAACTTGACTATCTAAAATTTCAAAAACACTACTTTGTACATCTACCGAAATAAAATTACCATTATCATATCTATAATTTACTTGATATTGAGCAACTCCTTTCTCAGGTTGCCAAGTAACAAAGAGTTTACTATGAGCAACATTATTAATAACAACTTGTTTTTCTACAATTTTTAAATTACTCGGTGGTGATACTGGATCATTTAATGTTGTTATTTTTCTTTCTAGTAACGGTTCGCCAGTTTCTATAAAATCATATTTTCCGTCAATGTAAGTTATTGCCGTAATTGCGTAGTTAATTCCATCTTTTTCTTCAACATTTAATACACGGAATTGCTGCGTCTGCAATGTTGTGCTTGATATTACATAAGGTGAATTTGCAAGTGGTGCTGACGATAAAGCTGAATCTAATGTTAAAACTCCTGATGAGTTAGCTGTTATTGTTTTACTTTCAACAGTTCCATCAGAAAGAATAACTGAAATAGTAGGGGGATTTGGAGACCCCGGTGCTGAGTTAATATTTCCATTAGCATCCGTAGTCGTTAATGTTGTAGAACTTTCTGCATCAATCGTAATAGATGTAGTAGTAGCAGCTACTACACGACCACCTCTTCTACGCCCAGAACGGACAGGGTCATTAATATCTATTACAGTGCCAGGTCGAACAACTACCCCAGCATCTATTGAAGTACTAAAAGTTACAACTTCTGATTGCTGTTCCTCTGCAAACATCATTGCACGACCTAATCTTGCAGCTTGACCACGACTTGTACAAGCAAATGCTTTTATTTTTTTAATAGCAGTTCCTAATTTATCTCTTCTTGCTTGATCTTCAGCACTATCGCTATCTCCAATAACTTCAAAATCAACTTCTGATGAATCCATATTTAAATAACTTACTGAAAATATTGCGTGTCTTTGTTTTAAACTACTACCAGAGTAAGAAAACCCTGCTTCACCTACATTTGTAAGATTAAATAAGTAACCTGCTGTCGCTGGTTTGTCTTGAGATATACTTACGCTACCAGCACTCCAAATAGGCATACATCTCATTACTCCAGAAAGTTCATTTATGACATCAAATGCTTTTCTAGGACTTTGAATATTAACATTACAACTGAATCTTGGTTCTTTAACACCAGTATCTGTAAGATTATCTATAAGAGCATTAGCATATTTACTAGCAGCTACATAACTAAATAAATCTAAATTTTGATATAAATCGGTATCACTAGGATTATCAAGATCAAAATTAGGTGAGATTTCATCCCCAAATCCATATCTTTTGTTTGTAAGTAAATCAAGCAATATCATGGCAGGGCAAGATGTCCATTGAGCAGCACCCATAACTCCGTTAAAAATATAACCATCTGGATAGTGTATGAAACCAAAACTACTGACAGTGCCAAGTCCTAATGCAGTTGCTTGAGCCTGATTTGTGACAACAGTTGGAGTACCAGAATTGTTAGCCCCTGCACCGGGAATTCTTACTTTTATTCCTCTAATTTTATATTTCCTTCTAGGAATACGATTAAATTCTTTACTATCAAAACGTAAACCAACATAAGCACTATCTGGATAAGTATTAGATACATCAAAAACCTCTTGATAACTTGTAAACTCAAACTTATTTTGTTTTCTTGTATTGGGACTATCATTCGTTTTACGAATAACCCTTATATCAAATGAACTTGAATAAGAGCCTAATTTTATCCTGTGATCTCTTGCATAGGGATCAGCAGATCTTCCTTTAACTTTCGCTACTCCATCATCACCTCCAATTTTATCTACATAATCACCACCATCAAGTCTTATCTGTATTCTATATTCCACTTCACTGCCTACAATATCACCATTTTTTTTAAAAATTTGTAATGCCGGCCAAGTTAGTGTAACAATAACAGCATCAACATTAAGAGTAGTACTGCTTCTAGTAACTGGACTGCCCTTTTCTACAATTACTCCAACCCCTACAGGTGTTCTACTTTCATCTATATTTTCTATACCACTCATGGCAGTTTGATTTGATGTCCCAAATTTTGATTGAAACCCAATATCTTTAAAATTAAAAAATTTGTTCTCAGGATCACTACTATTAGCTTTCGCATCTAATATTGGAGTATCGTCAAGGAATAGATCTTTTAAACTTGCATTGTCGTATGCGGTTGTTCCTTTTGTATGTCCTTCTTTTGATGCGGTGGCAAAACCTTCAATTTCACCCTCTGAAATCAAATCTTGAATTGTTGCAAAGCTTCTACTATGTAAATTATCTGGAACACGTTTTGGGGGGTCAGGTTGACCACCTCCAAAGAAAGCACCTCTTATAGTTTTATTTTTATTGGTCATTTATCTACTTGGTTAGTATCTATTGCTGCTGATATAACCACCGAACCTGTAAATATTTCTCCATAAACTATTGGAACTGGAGTTCCAGCCCTGCTAGTATTTTGGATTCCAGAAAAACTAAAAGATAAACGAGGATCTTCTTCAGAATCAAAATCATTAGGATCTGGTACAGGGAATAACATTTGACTTACTCCACCCAACACTAAGGCTGCTCCAATATATACAGCAGCTTTTGCAGCAAAAGTAGTAGTAGTTAAACCAGCACTAAAAGAAAAAGAAGCACCACCAGTAACAAATGCTAAACCTATTAGTGCAGCACCAAATAATACTTTACCTATATCACTCTTACCTGAGATTACTGGAACAAAATGTATATCTTCTTGACTTATTGGATAAGATATTTCTTCCTCGCTGATAGCATAATTACCAATTTTTACCTGATAATATTTAGGACTCATATAAGATTCTACTTCTGGAAAATTATGTATTAAAAAACTAACAGCTTGTCCAACATTTGCAACGCAAACCTCAAATTCTTTATGTCCAATAAATTCTGCAAGTTGTCCATATAATTTTATTTTACGAAGCATAACGATACCTACCTCCTGTGCATTTTAATAACCATTCAGAATAAGGTTCTATACAAGATATTCTATCGCTTAAATGATGTAAAACATCACCATTTAAGAAAATTGCCACATGATTTAAAGCACTACTATTAATTCCCATAAATAACAAATCTCCGTTTTCAAGTTTTTCATCTGGTCTAAGCTTTCTAAAACCTGTTTCTGAAGCACACCTTTCAAACATAGGGTTTTTTTTAAAATCTTCCAATAAAAGAGGTCTTTCCCAATCCCTAAGTTCAATATTTCTTTCTTCCTTGTACCAATCCCTAACCAAACTCCAACAATCAGTTACACCCCATACCCACTGACGACCTAATAAAGGTGCTTCATATCCACAAGGTTCTAAATAAGCCCATTCTTCTGTTTTTGGATTAACAATATGCCAAGGCAGGTTGCTATTTTCACAACTTATTACATCTGCCTGACTTGGTGTGGGAGAGCTAACTGGATGGCTATGTACAATACCTATTATTTCTCCTATATTATCTGCTTTTACATAATCTTCTGGATCAATAATAAATTCTTGAAAACTACTCATTGATAAATTTTTACAAGAATAGTATCTTTCTTTCCCTTTGACGTTTAACAATAAACCACAAGACTCTTTCGGGTCTTGTTCTTTTGCGTGAGCCAAAGCACTGTCTTTCCAATTCATGCAACAAAAGTACCAATAGCGGGAAATTCAGCCCTAGTGCATTGACGTTTTGGACAGGTTATACCAGCAAGGTCAAGTGCTGATGCTAGTTCAAATTCAATTACTTCTCTTGTTTCTGTAGATTTGCGATCTATTGAATATATTTCTTTTGGAAATTCTACTGTGGGGTCGGGAGTTCCATATGGATTTGCATTACCTACAAAATTTGCTGCATCAAGATATTTAGCTAAAGTTCTAATTCTTGTAACAGTTGCACCTGTAAGATCATTTCCAACTGTTGTTTCATTAACAGTTAAAAGAATCGCAGATATTAGTCCAGTAGCATTGCTTACAACAAGTCTTGGTCTCGGAAGCTTGCCATTTTGAAATGCAAAACCATTAACTTGTATTGGAAATCTTAAATACTCATTACCAGCCCATACTATTTTTCCGTTTGCGTTCATATTACTTCCAGAATGAAATCTATAAATAGTATTTGCTCCATGTAAAGTGTTATCTAATTGCAATGTGAACAATTCAATTATTGCGCTTGGATTTATAGGTTGTAAATCGCTAAATGTGCTGCTAAATGAAACGTATTGAACATTATTATCATAAACATTATCTCCAATCGTATTTACCCAAGCTGGTTCAGAAGATCCTGTAGTTCCAGCTACAGTAACCTTAAAAAATATACCATTATTACCTGACGTAGGTGCAATTACAGCCCCACTAGATAACGCAGTATTAGCACTCCAAGTAGTAGCCATTATGTCGCTGGTTCAAATACTTGAGTAAAGGTTGCCTGTATTGTTGCTCTTTGCGGATATTCCATGCTTTTACTCCAATCAGTACATTTAAATTGTTTAGCACCCGATAAAGTAATAGAAACATTACCGCTGTTAGTAGCACTAGAAGCAGCAGTGACAGTGAAAACATTTGAATCAGTTACAGAAGCTACAAG